GTCTTTTGTTTCAGCGACAAGGAGAACTTCAGAAAAGACGTTGCTCCTACTTACAAGATGAACCGAAAAGCTACTAGGAAGCCCGTGTGTTTCAAGCGACTACGCGAGTGGGTTGAGAGTAACTTTGACTCTGTTTGCTACCCTAGACTCGAAGGCGACGACGTGATGGGCATTCTAGCCACTAGCGATTTAATTCCTGGTGAGAAGGTTATTGTCAGTGAAGACAAGGACATGCAAACCATCCCTTGCTTGCTCTGGCGTCAAGGTGAGATGACAGAAATAACTGAGGAATATGCAGACTATTTCCATCTCTACCAGACACTAGTCGGTGACACTACCGATGGTTACCCCGGTCTCAAAGGTATTGGTGACAAACGCGCTACAGCTTTACTTGAAAAAGAGGCGTCATGGGAAACAGTGGTCAAGGCTTACGAGAAAGCCGGTGAGACAGAAGAAGATGCCCTTGTACAGGCTAGGCTTGCTCGCATCCTCAGAGCCAGTGATTACAACTTCGAAACCAGAGAGCCAATTTTGTGGAGTCCTAAAGTATGAGCATAGACAACGCTAGTTCCCAAGAGTGGGACGAAATGAAAGCTAAGTACGCCAAACTAGCTACTGAAGATGTAGACCTAATTGATAAGCCTCCACATTACAACGCTGGTCAGATTGAGTGTATTGATTACCTCAAGGACACGTTAGGTGATGGGTTTAGCTACTACTTAGAGGGCAACATCAAGAAGTACCTGCACCGCTGGCGCTACAAGAAAGCTGAAATGAACGACCTACGCAAGGCGCGTTGGTACTTAGACAGACTAATTCAAGAGGTTAATAATTAATGGATCAATATCAGCAATTTATTCACAAGTCCCGCTACGCTCGTTGGCTCCCTGAAGAGGGCCGACGTGAGACTTGGGAAGAGACCGTGCAACGCTACGTTGACTTCTTCAAAGACCGTGGACAGGTAGACGACCAGACAGCTAAACAAATTTACAAAGCCATTCACGACCTTGATGTCATGCCCTCTATGCGTTGCATGATGACTGCTGGCCCAGCACTGG